TATGAAAGCAAGGCCACGGCTCGCTCTGAATTTGCTCAGTTCCGGCAGATGTTCCTTCTGATAGGTGGTATCCTCTGTGCTATCATCGGGCTGGTGGGACTCTTGAATTTCTTCAACGCCATGATGACCGGTATTCTTTCCCGCCGCCGCGAATTTGCTGTGCTTCAGGCTGTAGGAATGACGAACCGGCAGCTCAAAACCATGCTGATCTACGAGGGATTGTTTTACGCAATGTCCTCCGTAGCGGCGGCCTTTATTCTGTCGCTGGTGGTTGGACCTCTTGCAGGAAAAATGCTGGGCAGTATGTTCTGGTTCTTTGAGTATCGGTTCACCATTCTGCCTGTCCTGCTGACAATTCCGGTATTTCTTCTGCTGGGGTGGCTGATTCCTTGCATGATGTACGATAACGCAGCGAAATGCAGCGTTGTAGAGCAATTAAGGGATGCTCAATAACTGTTAAGCAAAAAGCGGCCCTCTGCCAATGAAAAGGCAGAGGGCTGAGTTTTAATCTAAGGGTTTACATTCAGTTACAGTTTTTAGATAAATTTTGGGATCACCGTTCAATATCAAGTCTGCATATCCAATCGGATCATTGTAAATCAGATAGTCCAGCTCTGACCGCTGATACATATTGTCTGCAACCTCGTTCTCCACGGCGATGGTGTCAATGGCAATCATGCTCGAGTCGCCCTCGCCCTTGGAAAGTAATACAGCCGTCTCAACATGCGTGGACGAGGGGAAATGGATGCAAAGGATGCTAACGTATCCTGGTTCTACTTTGCCAAAACACACAAAGATCTACCTATTGTTCTCATACTTCATGAGATTTTTCCTTACATTTTTAAATTCCAATAGCCACTTCGTGCTGTTCCAACCCTCTCTAACACATTCATTTCTGCCAGTTCTTTTATATTTTTCTTAACTGCTCTTGCTGTAATTCCTAATCGTTCTGCCATCACAGTTTGTGTTATCTTTGAATTATCTGCAATCATATTTACGATTTTCTGTTGTGTTGCATTCAATTTCATTGGTGAACTTTTTGGTGAACTTTTTGGTGAACTTTGGTGAACTTCACTATACGACGGTCTGTATAAGTTCACTCTAAAACTATCTCCAATTTCTTTTAATTCCGGTTCCTTGATTCCATATTCCCGACAGGAACTAAACATTCTCTTTACACCAGTTCCCCAGCTTTCAATAATTCTCATTCTGCTAAATACTTCAGCAATACAGCGATTGCGAATTTTAGAGCCGCCTTCTTTTATCTGTTCTATCGTCAAACCTCCACACAACATTCCTGGCGAAGTAATTTCAACTCTGTCATCATAAACTGCGACCTGCACACATGCCCTGTCCAAAAAATTTCGATGTGTCGTAGCATTTACGATTGCTTCCCTAATTGCTTCTGTAGGCAATTCATACGAATCCGTTCTGACCAATCCATTTATTTCTGCTCCCAGATTAATATGTTTCAAAACGAATTTGTAAGCTTCTTCAATTTGTTCATAAAGCGGTCCTTCAAAATCTCTTTTATCAATAAAAACAACTCTTTCAACACCTTTGAATAATGCACACTGTATTTTAACAAATGGGAACGGGTTATTTGTAAGCATTACAAAAGCATTTGTAGGAACCAGCGTTCCCTCCAAATTCTTGATTACTCCCCAGTTAATCAAATTTTGAACTGTTACATCACGAACCTTTTCTTTTTCTGCTTTCGTCTTTGCCGCATCTACCATATACTTTTTGATAGCAGCACATAATTTTTCTGCCTGTTCTGCATCATACTTTTGTTCAACACAGACCATTTCGTCAAAAGAACGATTTGTTCCCTGAAAATCCAAATCCTTAATTATTGTGTCATCTGCCGGTCTTGATGTTCCTGATACTCTGATAAATGTCCCTGACTCTTTTCCAAGTGTTTTGATGTAATAAGGTCTATTTGCACCCGGATAAATTTCTACCACAATAACACATTTCCCCTCAATCGTATCAACTCCAATATTAGGAAAAATTTGCGGGTAACACATATCTGAAATTGTATTTGTTATTCCATCAATTATTTTAAACACCTCATTAGGATCAACACCCACAATCTCATGACTTTTATCATCAACACCAATAATAATCTTTCCACCTGCTGTATTAGCAAAAGCTACAACACTTTTTATATACTTTTCGCTCTTTTTAGGTACCTCTACCTTAAATTCTATATTGGATGATTCCCCCGCTTTGATTTCATCTGCTAACATGCTTTCCTCCACGCTTGAATCAATATAATTACAGCACATACGTCTTCTGTCAATATAACAATATAAACTCACGAATTTTCGAAAATATATGTTCTCGATATCTTTACTTCTCAATCATACTCCAAAATATTTAAAACAAGATATTTTGCAAACTCACAACTTGTATAAGAAGCATATTTCTGAAAATCATCACCTTTTTTTTCATCCGCAAAATCGCTTATTGATTTCAGGCAAATAGGTATTACGCTATTATCAATACCATAATTTGCAGCATAAAATACACCATATGATTCCATATCTAAGCCCACTGTTTTTCTTGAATGCTGCATTATCATATCATCTACAATTTTTGAATTACCAACCACCGCCGCACCACAAGCTAACGGCCCTAACACCAAATTCAAATCATGACTAATTGTTTGGCCTTTAAACTCCCTCTTTATTCCAAACAATTGTTGTGCGTAATCTCTTCTTAAAATACTCTCCATTCCTGAATCCAGTAAAATATGCTTAGGATCTGGTGAGAAAATAGCTTCCCCATTCTCCCCTGTTATGTATTTACCATTTGAATAATTCCAAACTTCAGTAGCTACTATTATATCCCCCAGATTTTTCCCTGAGCCTATACCAGCCGCAATTCCAACCATAATTAAATACTTTGGATGAAAATGATGTATTATATTTAGTGATAATGTTGAAGCTGCAGCCATTCCCATTTCTCTTTGTTGTGCATATACCACTTTTATATTTTTACCATTTGCCACTATATTTGCAAGATAATAATCTGTTGTATCGCTATCAAAATTTACTCGTTGGAAATCATGCTCTTTGAATGCATATTTTAAAGCTTCCATTTCGTTATTGACCGCACATATAATTGCAACATCACTTTTTTTAACATCTGAAAAACGCTCAATTGATTTCTCATATTTAAGAGCATATCGAATTTTATTTTTTATTACATTTTCCCATTCTACAGACTGTTCATCATATTTTAGTACCAGAAATTCTAGATTCTTTCCTAATTCCTTACATTTTTCTTGTAATGCATCATGCTCTGTCAAAATAATTATTTCCTTAGGTATCAATATCGAATCTGTCTCTAAGATTTCATCAATAAATTCCAACCCAGCGATTTCCGAGTCATCTTCCTCCCCTATGCATTCAGCTATTTTCAAATCCAACACAACCAAATCATATCTTATACTTTTCATTTGATCTTTAGCTGACTTCAAATCCAATACATGTTCTATTGAATCTGAAACCAACTCGTCAATTGTATTGATAACTGAATGTAGTCTTTTCAACTTCTTACTTTCATCATCTACTAATAGTATCTTCATTTCATCGTACCTCAAATATTCTTCAAATAATTTTCCAGTTCTGTTTTCCACTCTAATGATGATTCATCATAATGAATACAGCCCAGATAATAATTTGAATAATTCTCTTTCATTTGGTCATCAAGTTGCTCAAGATTTATTTTTTTTGTGTCATCCTCAATCACATCAAAAGCTGTGATAACCAATACTTTTACAGACAGTTCTTTCCTATCTATTTCATCTAAAATTTCAATACCGCCAAATGCCTCAAACTCATTTAGTTCTTCATCTTCCCCATTTATATCATAAAGTGGCAAACTCATATCTAATAAAACTATATCAAACTTGCCATTTCTTAATGCTAGCATACCTCCCATCAAAGAATTTACAACACTAATATTTTCAACACCTAACTCATCTTTTAAATAAGTTACTATATTGCTTTGCTTAACATTTTCATCTTCAACAAATAAAACTTTCATCTCTCTCCTTTCTATGCCATGATATTGGTAATTCCAATGAAGACAGAAATGCCAAATAAATTTTCTTCAATTTGGTACCATATTGCGTATGCAGCATCAATATTATACTGAAACGTTTTATACAACTTATAAAGTCCGGTTCCGCCCTCACTCTGTGAATATTTTTTTACAGTTTCTGTATTTTTTGTATTTGCAAAAATCACCCCTACCTTATCCCTTAATACATTTATATCTATATCCTCGCTAAGTGTATTGGAAATAGATAATTCTAAGAATCCGAGATCATCTACTTTAATTCTCTTTTTTTCGAATTCATCTTTTAATTCCTCTAATACAGCTTCATCACACACTTTATTTACATCAATATCAATTTCTAACTTCGAATAATCTGATATTCCCGAATGCTCTAATGCATTGTTTATCATAATATTCACAGCATCTACGAAATAAGGGAAATTTTCACCTTTGTATAGATTAGTATCACTAATATTTTTCTTCAAATTTATTTCTGCCATACCACCATTAAGCTGAGAAATAATTTCCAAACAAGTATCTACTAAATCGTCCATCGTGAAATCCAAATAAGTTACATCTTTTTTTTCAAATACATTTGCGAACTCTATTGTCTTTCCACCAATTTGAGATTTGCATAAATTTATGCTACTCGAAATCGATTTTACAGCATCCCTTACATCCTCATTCTTTATGTTTCCAACACTGCATGCTAATGCATTTAACTCTGCTTGGAAATAGTTCAAAAGATCTTCCTGTATTTTCTTTTTCAAAACAACAAAATAGTTAAGCGTATACTGCCATAAAAGATCAATAACCTGATCGTAAAAAGTATTAAAATCAATTATGTTATCCATATCAATTAGAAGAAGTTGATTGACACACATAGTAAAATCCAATAAGGCATTGTTTTCTTCTTTATATCTTATACTCAACCATTCTTTTTTTATTTCATCTACCTTTTTCTCAATATCGGCCGTAAATAATGACAAACATTTTTTAACTTTTCGGCTTCCCTTTGAATTTTCCGGTAAAATATGATCCCAATATTCATTTATTAGATATTCACTACTATCATTTTTTTCTTTTTTGGAAAGCAAATTATACTCTTGAAAAATTGTCGTTAATTGGTTTTTACAATAACCATGCCTTATTCTAGAACTCAGAAAGGTATTTAATCCATATTTTTCATTAAATAAAAATTCTTCTGTTATTGTTGTAATTATCCCTTTTAGTATTACCATTTTCTGAGAATATGTAGCATTATTTCGTATTTTATCATTAATATCATCGACAATTTTTTTCAAATCGCTTATGTATTCAGTGCTATATATATCATATGTCATTAACTCTTCATCCAAGTTCTTGACAGATAAATATCTATTGAAATCTTCTCTTAATGCTAATTCATTCTCCTTTTTAATGTTTTCCGTATCTACAAAAACTCTACTTTGATTAATCTGCTTAATTCGATCTTTAATACTACGTTGCTTAGTAATTGCAGTAATCTCAGCATAATATTTCTTCTTATTCTCTGAGTCTAACACAATTAAATTTTGAAGTATTTCTATTCTGATTTCCTCTACTCTGTTTCCTTCCGGATTCAAAATAATATCTCTTTTTATAAGATGCTGTATACATACCCTATCTAAAAATGTAACCAACGCAGGCCCTTTTTCTTCTCGTTCAATTACATCTTTTATAGATTTAAAATTATTATAATCCATATAATTTGAATACGCTATTCTTTGCTTCTTATAATCACTAGGCATACTTAAATAAACAAACACCACATAATTAAGATTTTTCTTAATTTCCTTAGTTAAATGATGCCTAATATTATCACTTGATCTTTGAATGTCGATTCTTCTTTGTAGATTATGATTTTTTAATATCGCATTTGTAATACATCTTACCTCTGATAAATAATCTTCACTATTTTCAAAAATAGTTATTTGTCGACGTAAGATTCTTTCTAAAAAGTAATTATTATCCTTGTTGATTTTATCAAGAGTTTTTATCGCATTTACATTATCCCCCTGCTGTATATATCTATCCGTTTCAAAAAGTAATTTTCTATTCTTATCTGATAATTGATCTGAAAGTTCTCCCATTCCATATTTAAACAAAAACAGTTGATAGGTTATCGGACACACATTTTTAAAAATTTCCAAAAATGCTTCCCTATTTGATATACAATTAAAACTCATCAAATTAGGAGAAATACACATATCATTAATTGCCGACATAAAACTCAATCTTTTTCTACTTTGCATAGATGTTTTTCTTGCTATAAACCCAATTACTTTATATTCCCAGCTTGTCCCTCTAACAACTTTTATATATGAAAACAATTTTTGTATTGCATCTGCTTCATATTCATTAACCATATATGCATTATACAACCAGCGATACACCCCATCATCAAAATGTGGTTCTTCATTAAGGAAAATATATGATTTTACCAATAAAATTATACACTGAAAATCCTGCGGTCTTCTTTCCAGATATTTATTACACTCTTCTATATAATTTTTATAATTGCCACTAGTATATGTCTCTAACAAAGAATAATATTCCAGTTGTTCTCCCGTAATTGGTTTAGGCTTTGTTATCAAAGAAAGATTCGCCAATCTAAAATCATCTAACTTCAATTCATAATTATCTACTTCACCTTCTACAAATCTCATCTGATCCGATATGACAAATGATTCATACATATCTATGATGGAAAATTGCGAATCAAACATAAGGGCAATTTCAATTTCTTCAATATCAAATTCCCTTTCCACATTGAATTTAAAGTTAATATATTTTCGAATAATCTCATTATCCTGAAGGTCTTCGTTATAACTATCTATTTTTTTCTTAAAGGATGTATAGCTGGTGTTTTCTTCTGCGAAATAACTTTCTAGTTCAAACAATGTATTTAACATAATATTATCACTAGCCTGAGTTTGAATTTCATCCAAGTACTTTTTATTTTTCTCTAATCCATAGATTTTTTCGTACAGAAGCATCTTTTTTGATATACTCCATACCGACAGTCCTACTTCTGCTTCTATTTCTGTTAAAACATTTAATGCCAACTCATATTCCTGCAAAAAAAGGTGCTTTTCAAATTCAGTCTTTAACTCCACATATTTTTCGATTTTATAAATATATTTATTAAAAATTGACATATAATACTTTCTTAAAAAGTCAATTTGAATATCAGAATTTAATACTAATTTTTTACTACACATATCTTGAATGCTCTGCGGAAATAATATCTTATCCATACGTTTCTTCATAGATATGTTGTTATCAACCGTTCGCAAAATTCTTGATATATCGTCTTCCTCTGAGAAGAAGACTATTTTATAAAACTTATTTTTATAAGTTATTTTCTCTTTGGCAAAATCAAATAAATATTTTCTTCTATATTCTCTGTTCATCTGCGCATTCCCCATCTACACCGTAAAACATCTCATGTAAGATGCTATCGTTTCGTGTATCAATACCATTATTTTCCCCTACAGAAAAATATTACAATCAACAACTATTGTGATATTCTACCATATTTCAGCTCACTTTTCTATCCATAAAGCCTCGATTTTGCACGTTTTTTCGATATGTTTAATTTTAATTCTATTAAATCCTAAAACTGTAATCTATTTTCTTTATTCGCTTACGCCAACAATAAAATGCCCGGCAGCCACTCCAGGCACTTTATTCTTGTCACAAGTCGGCAGGAATAACTTATTAACTTATCTTTATTCAGTTGTCATCTCCGTCCCCTCTTACATTTCTCTGATTTCCTGCTCCATCACGATACCCGATTTAAACTGTATCATCAGCCGCTCCTTTGAAATCACCTTTATTTGGCTGATCAGCATCCGTACAAGACCATCGTCATATTCCACAAGCTGGCAGGAGGTATGGTTCAGGAACCGGTCCATCTCATTGACCCGCTGTTCATAATTTTCCGCAAGCCGTCGCGACACGTTCTCCTTTTTCTGTGCTTCCTTCAGCTCATTGATTTCATCTGAAATCTTTCGATACCGTTCATCGAATTCATCTGTGTATGCCCCCTGTTTGGCATTTTCCATAACAAGGGCAACCATTTCATCCTGTTTCTTTTTGATTTTCTCATCATACTCGTCCGGTCCTTTTTTATAGCTGCCGATTACCCGGATGACATTCTGCCGGAAAGCATCTACAAAATCTCCATTATCGCCTGTAATTTTCTGCATGGCCTCCATGATGGCATTATGTAATGCCTCCTCTTCCAGTGTGGGGAAATCCTTGCATTTTTTCGTGCCATTCTCCAATCGGTTGGTGCAGCGCCAGACGATTTTCTTCTTCTCATTTCTCGACCAGGTGACACGACGGTAATCCCGGTCGCATTCCCCACAGATGACAATTCCCGTTAGTGCATACATGGATGAATATTTGCTTTGCTGGTTTTTCTTTCTGGATACTGCGGGCTTCCACATAGATGCACGGCGTGCTATTTCTTCCTGCACCTGATAAAAAAGCTCCTTGGAGATAATCGCTTCATGGTCATCCTCGACATAATACTGAGGGACAATTCCATTATTCATCACCTTCCGTTTTGTCAGGAAGTCTACTGTATATGTTTTCTGCAGCAGGGCATCTCCCATATACTTTTCATTGGACAGCATCCGGCGGACCACCGTTTCTTCCCATTTATCCAGTCCTGTTGCTGTTTTGATTCCCTGTGCTCCCAGATATCTTGCAATCTTCTCAGCAGATAAGCCCTCAAGGTAAAGCCGGAATACCAGTTTTACTACTTCCACTTCTTCCGGGACAATGACCAGCTCGCCTTCCGAGTTCTTTGTGTAGCCCATAAATTTATTATGGTTGACCATGACCTTGCCCTTTTCAAAGCGCCGTACAATCCCCCATTTTACGTTCTCACTGATGTTACGGCTCTCTTCCTGGGCCAGACTGCTCAGGATTGTAATCAGGATTTCTCCGGTGCCGTCCAGCGTATTGATATTTTCTTTTTCAAAGATTACCGCGATATTTTTCTCTTTCAGCTTCCGGATCGTCATCAGGGAGTCTACGGTGTTTCTTGCAAACCGGCTGACTGACTTTGTGATGATGATGTCGATTTTTCCATCCAGCGCATCCTTTATCATCGCATTGAAATCCGACCGTTTCTTCGTATTCGTGCCGCTTTTCCCGTCATCGGCATAAATACCTGCCAGAGTCCAGCTGTCCGTCCGTTTGATCTTTTCCGAATAATGCTCTACCTGTGCTTCATAGCTGCCATCCTGTTCATCAAGGTCTGTACTGACCCTGCAGTATGCCGCGATACGCAGGCGCTTTTCCACCAACGGAGTTGCACGGTCATATCCTGCTTCGCCGGTATAATGGCTATTTTCTTAGCTGTCATCGCCATTTTTCTCTCCTTTCCGATCCGCTGTGGGACCATAATAAACTGTAACACTGCTTCCATTGGAGAAAAACACTTTTGTTGAATTATCTTTATATACCACAATCTGCTGAATCAGTTCCCGGTACAGTTCCTCATCGAATTCTTTCAGATATGCCCTTCAGTGCCTCTTTCATCTTTTCCGTCTGCAGCTCCTCATCCTGAATTTCCAGCGTCTGGTAACGCTCTGCTGCTCTTTCAAGCAGAAGCTCCATCAAGTTATCCGCGCCCTCCGCTTTTACCTGCTTCACCTGACGCTCCAGTCTCCGATAATCGGCACTCACCTTCTTTTCTTTCGGAGCTACTTTGATCAGCTTGGGCTTTTTCATAATCTGATTGATTGCATCCACACATACCTGTTTTACCTGCTCGTCTGTGATGAATCCTCCGGCGCAGAACAGCCGGTTTTGTTGGATATAATTTTTGCATTTCCACTTAGGTTCCACCTTCTTCTCTTTCGGCGGCATGTAATGATGATAGTCCGCACCGCATGTGCCGCACACCAGCACTCCACTGAAAAGCAGCTTTTCCGGCTGCAGTTTTCTATATTTGCCATGACCATACTGCACCTTCCTATGCGCTCTCCGTTTCTGGATCCGTTCAAACAAATCCTGTTCAATGATCTGCGGATAATACTTTGTCCCCAGGTAATTATGATTTTCCAGGATTTTTCCAACTGCCACATGGGTCCAGGCTACCCTGTCATGGGAATTCGGTATCTTTCTGTCAATCAACACCTGCGCAATCCTGCCGGTAGATATCCCGCTGTCATATTCCTGAAAAATCCATTTCACTGTTTTGCTGTGTTCTTCGTTTATCACGATCTTCCCGTCTGAAATCTCATATCCGATTGGAGTATGCCACTGCATCCGCTTTTCCTCCTTCCTTTTCTATAAAGGTCAGTCCATTCTGTATGTAAAAAACAATCTCTCGCTCCTTTGTGATATGGATTTCCTTTACCATCAGATTGAACAAATCATCCCGGAACTCTTCCAGCAGCCCCCCCTTCGTCCTGAAGCAGCCGGATAAGCCGTTCTGTGCTTGCAATCTCTTTTATCCCCGGCCGTTTGCTGTGAAGTAATGCCTTTCTTCGTTTACAGTCCAGCAGCCTGAGACCAATATCATTGTTTTTTTCGTAAAAAAGAGCAGAGTCCATATATCCTTTCCTCATTACCTGACTCAGGATCAGCCTCTGCTCGTTCAAATCGTTTATCTCTTTATTCAGTTCTTCTACCGCTTCAGACTCCTGCTGGCCTTCCACCATCTCACACAGTTCTCTCAGCAGCGGTTCCAATATTATTATCAAGCACTCTCTAGCAAACTCATTCTCTGTTTTTCAAGCAAATTGAAAGAAGTCTCAGCATAACCAAATCTGACGTATTTTCCATCAGATTGTTTTATCCTGAGACTTCTTGTGTTATCATATTTCCTTGTAGCTCGAAAATAAAAAAGCAGAAATCTCCCCGACCAAAGTTTGACTTCTGCTTTCAACCAACACATAGTACTGGCTACGCCTCACTATGCACACGATTATGATAACAGTTGAAACAGAAAACTACAACCATATTTCTCAGGATTTTTATAATAATACGATAAATTCTCTTGATCTGGCACTTATTCCATGCACTTGCGGACATTCAGGGTGCCTGATCCATCATGGCGTTTACAAACGCAGCATCCAGCTCGCTGATACGCTAATTACGCTCTCTGTGATCCGGATATACTGTAAAGAGTGTGGTCATACACATGCTCTCCTTCTTTCCTCCATGGTTCCCTATTTCCAGATTCCTCTCCAGCTATACGTCAACACGATTATTGCCGCTGAGCATCAGACTGGCTTTGCCTCTCTATTGGACGGACGGGTCTGCGTTGATGAAAACAACCTGAAATCCATTCTCAGGAACTACCGTCTCCACTGGTGCGAACGGTTACGGGCGGTATCCCTCTGTTTGACAGATTTGTCCAGGCTGGTTTCCGGATGTTTCTCACACTTTTCCAGGCAGTTCATGCAGATTAAAACCACCAGGAACATACTTTTTGTTCCACCCACATAACCTTACACGACAGCCTTCATACTTTCCAGTATCCTTGTGAAAAAGGAGGTTTAACACTATGAAACAGGAAAAACAACAGGAAATCGCTCTGATGCGGTACAGAACGATTGCTCCGCTTATCGCAGGTCTTGATGAAAACTATCCCAGCAAGTCTGCTTTTTACACGGAAATCTCTGCAAAAGGAATTCTCGGACCTGATGGAAAACTTCACAATTATGCCCCCGCTACCATCGAAAAATGGTATCTGAACTACCAGAAGCACGGATTTGATGGTCTCATTCCGAAAGGTCGTTCCGATGCAGGTATGAGCAGGAAGCTGGATGATGAACTTCAGGAAAGAATCCGCTACTTCAAGTCCAACTATCCCCGCATGTCCGCAGCAGTCATCTACAGACAGCTGAAATCAGATGGTTCCGTGATTCACGGACAGGTGTCAGAATCTACCGTCTGCCGCTTTGTAAATCAGTTGCAGAACGAACTTAGGCAGACTCCGAACAAGGATATGAGGCGTTATGAACGTCCGCATATCAATGAGGTCTGGTGTGGAGACAGCAGTGTCGGTCCCCGTCTTACCGATGAGAGCGGCAAAAAGCACCGTGTTTATATCATCGCACTCATTGATGATGCCAGCAGGTTCATCACCGGGATTGATGTCTTTTATAATGATAACTTCATCAATCTTTTATCCGTTATGAAATCAGCGGTTGCCAAGTACGGGCGCCCGAAGGTATTCAACTTCGATAACGGCAAGTCTTATAAAAACAAACAGATGGAACTGCTCGCCGCAAGGATTGGCTCCACACTCAGCTACTGCCAGCCTTACACCCCTACCGGCAAAGCCAAGATTGAACGCTGGTTCCGTACCATGAAAGACCAGTGGATGGCTTCTCTTGATATGCGGGATTTTCATTCCCTTGATCAGCTGCGTGGCAGCCTGTTTGCATTTGTACAGCAGTATAACCAGTCCCCTCATTCCTCCCTTCATGGAATGTCGCCGCAGGACAGGTTCTTTAAAGAACCGAAACAGATCCGCCGCCTTTCCGATGACGACATCGCCAAAGACTTTCTTCTGGAAATCGAGCGTCGCGTCTCTGCTGACAGTGTCATCGTCATCGACCAGATTGAATACGAAGTGGATTACCGGTTTGCACGCCAGCGCATCCGTCTTCGCTATTCCCCTGATATGAAGGAAATTTTCATCGTGGAGACTGGTGGGGCATTGACTCCCATCCGCCTTCTCAACAAGACAGAGAATGCCGAAATCAAACGTGAAAAAGTACGCTTATGCAAAGGAGACGATTAACCATGGATTACACAGCAAGATATGGGCTGGAGTTCAACCCGTTCTTAAAAAACTCAAAAGAAGTCCTTGTTGAAACGCAGGAATACAAGGAAACCATATTCCGCCTTAACTACCTGCTTGCAACAAAAGGCTTCGGACTTCTTACCGGAAGCGCTGGAAGAGGCAAGACTACTGCCGTCCGCAGCTGGGCTTCCGGGCTTAACTCTTCCCTTTATAAGGTCGTCTATTCCAGCCTTTCCACCCTGACTGTGAATGATTTTTACCGTAACCTTGCATTACAGCTTGGTGCACAGCCCGCTTTTCGAAAAACAGACAACTTTCGGATCATACAGGAAGAAATTACCCGGTCTGTCCTTGAAAAACGTCAGACACCGGTCATTATCATCGATGAGGCGAATTACATCGGAAATGCTGTGCTCAACGACCTGAAGATGCTGTTCAACTTTGAAATGGATTCCAGGGACAGGGCTGTCATCCTGCTTTCCGGTTTACCCCAGCTCAACAGCACCCTTCGTTTGAGCATCCATGAACCTTTTCGCCAGAGGATTGTCATGAATTATAACCTTGAGGGCATGACAAAAGCAGAAGAACATTCCTATATAAATGCCAAACTCAAAGGTGCTGGCTGTACCCAGACTGTATTTGAGGAGAATGCCCTTGAAGCAATCCTGAATGCAGCCAATGGTACTCCACGTATGATCAACAAGCTATGCAACGCAAGCCTTTTAGTTGGAAACAGCGCAAACTTAAATATCATAACCGCCGATGCAGTCATGCAGGCTATCAATGACTGTGAGCTCGGTTAACTCTGGAACCATCATGTAATCTGCATGATGGTTCTTCTGCATAAAATACCATGACGGAATGCCCGAAAATATTTTGCCTTATGACATCTTCAAACATTGAAATATACCTGTTTTAATCTGACGAATGAAGCAGCGTTTAATTTGCCGGATAACACCTCACATCGCTTTATATCCATTTTCATTATCTCTAATAATTCTGTATTCATCTCTCTTCCTCCCAAAATCACATTGAAATTATATCATTTAATTTTCTCAAATCTTCTTCAACATCACGGTCTGTCCAGCAAGAACTAATATTTTTCCTTTTACACATTTCTGCTTTTGTATCTCCGAAAGCACTCCTTGTTTTTTCGAGATTTTTTTCTGTTACATTTTTCCCTATTGCATTCCTTCTCCAACCACAAAAATATATTTTAGCCTCTTCTTCAATATTTCTCCTTTTAGCGGCAACTCCTAATACTTCTCTATAATTCGGACGCATTTTAAATTCCTTTGGTATTCTTCTATTCAATGCTTCAAAAAAATCAAATGGAACAAACTTATGTGTTGGGTCGTATTTTATTTCAAGATATGCTATCAGTTTTTTATAATCCGCAATGAAGCTTTGGGTTTTATAGCCTTTTTCTATCTCAAGTTCGAATACTTTTGGTGATAATCCTAATGTTGTTAAATACAAACGATATGGAATTATATCTGTCAAAAAAATGCAACTAAAAATTTTTCCATTAAATTCAAATGGAAAAGTTGCTCTTTCTTCCCCTTTTGCTATCATATCTTTGTGCAATAACTTTAAAGCTGTAAATTCAAACATCTTCACCCAATCACCCTACTTTCGTTTTTTATATCAATTTCTTTTACAAACTATTTTGCCAAAAAGTATCCTTTCGCCAAATTATATATCATCCGTTCCCCAAAGCCTATCCCCTGGGGTAAATCAATTCCCTCATAGCCACTCTGCGGAAACTGAAACACACATCTATTTTTCTTCCAAAATTGCAGAAACCTTTGATTTACTGCGGTTTTCGGGACAGAAGGCAAACAGTCTCCACATGTGTTGAGGGTGTGAAACAGATTCCTGAAAAGCAGATTTTGTCCCTGGCGGGAACCGATTACTCGCCTAAAATCCATTCATAGTTTTACTTTTATATCTTTACGCTAGGTTCAAAGTATTTTCATAATTCTTAATATCTTTCTTTTAACCTTTCGTTGCAAACTATATACTTATCACATTAAACTACTAATTTCTTCCTTGGTATTTCCTATATATTCAATCATATAAACCTTTCCCTAAACAACACTTTTTAAATTTCTTTCCGCTTCCACAAGGACACAAATCGTTTCTTCCGGTTTTCAACTTCTTTGATGGCATACCCAATTCTGCTGGCCTATGTCCTTTATCGATCAATGCAAATTCTTTTATCTTATACAGATATTCTGCAATCACCAAGATTGCCTGGAATAAGTGTAATGCTTCGTTTTCAAATTCCAAAAGGTATTCTGTCCTACTCTTCAATCTATCTTTAGGATCTGGTATATATGTTATTTGTTGAGAAATCGCATCATATTTAACATCATTATGTCCTATTGCATTGCGCAATTTCGCATTAATGATAACCTGCAAATACTCCGTATAAATTTCTTCACTATCACATAAGTGATATCTATTTGCTTTGGAAAGCCCAAAGAAATCGTCCAAAGAATTAACTCTTCTTTCTAATCCAGGTTTGACTTTCTTGAAATTTCCTCGAAACTTTATGTTGTTTAACGCAACTGGTAAAATTAATATATTTCCCAAAGCTTCATATACATCTAAATAAAACTGTTTTACCAAATCAAAACTGCTTGTTGTCGATCCTTCCTCTGCAAAGTCGATGCTATCTGCTTTACAAAACTGAGTAGCAAATGCTGGGATCAAGTATTGATAAACCTCAATAAACTCGCTCAGCATTTGATAGATTGTAGATTGCAAATCTTCCAATCTATATCCTTCATGAGCATTTAAATACTCTATCAATTCTCTTATCTGATTAAAATCCAACTTTAGCACACTATCACTTACTTCATGTTCTGAAATAACATCATCCCTCAACGGTGTAATAAATCCCATAATCTCTACCAGATGCACCGCTCTTAAAATTTCCAACTCATTAGTTCCTGGAACAAACTGCTCTGGAATCAGTTTCTTCACCTCTTGAATTAGATAGCCTTTATTTCCGTTCTGAGACAAATCCAATATTCTTTTATATTGTGCCCAGTTCTGTGCAGTTTCCATTAATCTGGATACACTTCTTGTAAATTTCTCATATCCATTATTCTCCTGCATTCGACTTTGGTTTCTCATAAATGGAGATGGTACAAACTCTCTCTCATCAGTACTTAGCTTTTTAGTTGGAAATTCTCCGGAACATTCAACAACATAATCTGCCGATTCATCCTCTCTTAGAATTTCTGCATTCTCAAAACTGAATTCCAATCCCGGCATATCCTGCCCTATTTTAACTTTTCCATTTAAAGAAATCCCACATTTTCTACACGCTACGACAATTGGATGTTCCTCCTGCCAACCAACTTGTAACCTGACTCGTGTTATACTGCCACAGACATGACATCTTATAAAACAATTGTATACCACCCCATGTTCCTCCTCGTGTAGTCTATTTTAATATCATTCCAAATTTTCTTTCACCCATATTTAATCACTCTTCTGGGCAAGAACATTCAACACCACATTTTCTCCAAAATTTAGCCGTTGCCAAATTCGGTGGTTCTACACGAATATCTCTTGGATTGATGCTGTTCATATCAAAAAATTGTTTTATGATTTTCTCACCCATTCCCTGATTCCTCATAAAAGGTACAACTTCTAAACATGAAATATTATACTTTCCACTCTGTTCAATAAAGTAGTATAAAAATGCAGTTATATTTCCAAAACTGTCTTTTATTTTCCACAAATAAGCATTATTCCTCCAGACAAAATCTGGTAAAATAAATTCCCATGCTAATATCAATTTGTATTCTTTTTTGTATATTTTAATTTCCTCACTATAACATTTTTCAAATTGGAATAAATCCGTTTTTTCCATACTACTTTCTTTTACTATTGTACACGTTTCCAAATATTTATTTATATGAAAATCTTGCTCCTCATGTGACAATTTTGGTTTTTCACCAAACAGCGACTCATACATCTTAGCACTCTCAGGAGTATAATCAATAACACTATGTACTAATCTCTGTTTGAACCTCTCGACCCAAATTTCTCCATGAAGTGGCAGCCAATAATTAACTATATCAAAAGCACTCCATTTCTCAATCTGCCCATCGTATAATTTCATTTCAAATAAAATCTTTTTAATCTGTTCTTTTTGAACAGCATCCACTATAATATATTCTTTTTTTGTCCATCCTGAAACTCTATAAACACTACATTCAATAGGCATAATTGGCTTTTTATACCAATACTCATGTGTTAGTGCTGCATCTGGCACAAGTCCTTCTTCATATAGTTTATTCCAACCGACCAGATTTGGATCATCTTCATTAATTTTAACCTTATAAACTCTAACCAATCCTACTTCATCATCAAATTTGTTTACGATTTCCGCTGATTTAAGACATTCCAGAATACTAGGCGCTAAACAGATTCTCTTTTCTGTATAATTCTCACCTATTTCTGTTTCATCTGGTATCTTGGGAATCAAAATACTCTGAATTGGTTTCTCTAGTGATGTTATATGATATAAAATCACTTTTTCTCCTCCGCTTACATATTTGATTCTTAAACTTAAACCTTCCCGTTAAGCAATTATAATACGCTTTAACTAATAAAAGGGTTACCACCTTCCGGCAACCCTTCTATCATTTTTTACTACAAAATCAATCTTATTTGTAATTTATCACTAAATCAAGCCCCTCTTTTACCCGCCAATGCACGAACCTCCTCTACAGATAACTGAGAAATCTCAGCAATCTCCTCAAAAGACATCGCACCTTTTTTCAAAAGTCTGCTTGCCACTTCTTTTCTTTCCGCTAACCGTGCTGCCAAAGCAGCCTCATCCCGCATATCTTCCATCGCCTTACACATAGCTGCCACTCCTTTCTCATCTTCCTTGAAATATCTTACACGTTCAGCCAATGTTCTATACTTTATATCCTTCGCATTTGTACAGGAAAAATCATGCATCAGGGTCCCTATGGGCGATTCATCCCGGTATTCGCCATTCACATATAAAATATGTGCCTCATCGCCAAAGTTCTCACCAGTTTCTTTGATTACCCGGTCAATATGATAAATCGGTTTTCCCTTTCCCAGCACATCATGCTCTGTAATAAAGATTACATAAGTTTCCACCAGATTTTCCAGCTTTTCTCCCGGCTCAGTCACATTAGCATCGATCAAACTGCTGTGATATCTGGCTCTCTTTGCTCCCGCACCGCGATCTGCTCTCTGGATTTCTACATTATATCTTTTTCCGGCATGATCCGTCGCATAAATATCAAAAATAATTGATCTGCCCTGCAGATTTTTAAGCTGATGCTGGATTGCTACCTTTTCCACCTTCAAATCATCTCTGCCAAGCACAATCTGCAGCACCAGTTCCGTACATTCGATATTTTCCTCAAAACATTTTGACATAAAGTCATCATCCATCAGACGAAATCCACGGATTCTCTGCAGATCTTCCGGTCTGAACTTTTCTTCCCAATCCTTACTCATCTCTCTGCTTCCTTTCTCTGCCTGTTTTTATCAGAAGCATATACTTTCCCCATCATACTTAAATTTTATCACAGGCACACTTCTGTTGCAAGGTTCGCTCTGCCTCATTTTATGTTTAGATTTTATATTTTTAACCCGACGGTTCCCGTATTTCTTTCCTGATATCAATTTCTAATTTTCCCACTTATCCAGCCTCTGCACCATCACGATCCCCGACCGGAACTGAAGCTCGATCTTATTCTGATTAATAACCTTAACCGTCTGGATCAGCCTCCACACCAGATCATTATCAAATTCCCTGCTCAGTACCCCTGCTTTCCTTATATAATCGTCCACCTCTCCAGCTCTCTGATCATAGGCTTCTGCCAGACGTTGTTCCTTCCTGGACTGTTCTTTTCTCTTTCTCAACTCCTTCAGATGCGCCGTAACTCTCCGGTATTCCCGATCAAAATCTTCCTCTCCGCAGTTTCCTTTGGCACTTTCCTCAATCAGCGACATCAGATGCTTCTCCAGTTCCTGAATCTCTGTATTGTATTCTGTCGGTTTTGCTTTGTTTCCATAGCTTCCGATAATCCGGATCACGTTTTCACGGAATGCCTGCACAAATTCGCCCTGATCCTCTACCACCTTGCCAATTGCCATCATGATGGCTTCATGAAGGATTTCCTCTTTTAATGTCGGGGAATTTTTACACCGCTCGGAACCATGTTTCAACCGGTTATCACATCTCCACACAGCGCTTTTCTTTCCATATTTAGACCACACCTGCCTCCGGTAGGGCTGTCCGCATTCTGCGCAGATCATCAGACCCGACAGCGCATACTTGCCGCTGTACTTACTCTTCTCCTCTCCCCTCTTTTTCTTGATGGCTGCCCGGTAAATATTTCCTCGTCTGGCTTTCTCCTCCTGTACCCGGTAAAATAATTCTTTTGGTATGATGGCTTCATGGTCATCCTCTATATAATACTGTGGAACAATCCCCTTATTGACTACCTTCTTCTTCGTCAGAAAATCTACGGTATAGGTCTTCTGCAGGAGGGCATCCCCCATGTATTTCTCATTGGTCAGCATCTTATCAATCACGGTTGCCTGCCATACGGTATTGCCGGTCACTGTCCTGATCCCCTCTGATTCCAGGATTCTTTTAATCCTATAGCTGCTGTTCCCCTCCAGAAAAAGCCTGTATATTCTCCGCACCAGTTCCGCCTCTTCCGGTACTACCACCAGATTTCCGTCCTTATCCTTCGTATATCCAAGGAACTTATTGTGGTTGACAATAACCTGTCCTACTTCAAACCGTCTCACAATTCCCCAGTGACAGTTTTCGCTGATATTCCGGCTTTCCTCCTGTGCCTGGCTGCTCAGGATCGTAATCAGCAGTTCCCCGCTTCCCTCCAGAGTGTTAATCCCCTCTTTTTCAAAAAATACAGCAATGTTCTTTTCTTTTAGCTTCCGGATATTTGTCAGGGAGTCTACGGTATTTCTGGCAAAACGGCTGATGGATTTTGTAATGACCATGTCAATCTTTCCTGCCATGCAGTCATCGATCATGGACTGGAAATCCGCTCTTTTTCTGGTACTTGTCGCGCTCTTTCCGTCATCTGCATAAATCCCTGCCAGTTTCCAGTTCGGATTGCTTTTGATTTTCTCTGTATAATATTGTACCTGAGCTTCATAACTGGATTCCTGCTGTTCCATCAGGGTGCTGACACGGCAGTAGGTTGCCACCCGAAGGGTTCGCATTTGCGGCCGGATGCTCCGGTCATACGCCGGTTTTGCCGGTATGATCGATATGTTCTTTTTTATACTTGCCTCCATCACTGCTTCCCGCCTCCATCTTCTTTTATCTGGATTACGACTCCATTCTTCATATGTACATCCATGGTTCCATTCTTAAAAACCATGATTTTCTCCACCGCCTTTTGAAAGCATTCTTTATTAAAACATTCTTGTTTTCCACCTCTGCACAGGATTTCTTCCATCTTCCTTCCATAATAAGCGTGGCTTTCTATCTCCGCAGATTGATACTGTTCCATTGCCCTCTCATAAAGCAATGTTTTGATCTCTTCTGCCGAAAACTCTTCCATCTGCAGAAGTTCTTCAATCTGTCTTGTCAGTTTCCTGTATTTGGGTGTTTCCACTGCTGCACTCTCTTTCTGAACCTCCTGCGCCAGTTCCGGATGCTCCACCACCAGATTCATGGCTGCCAGTGCTGCATTTTTTATCTGCTCCTCTGACAGGATTCGGTTTCCGCAGGATACCTTCCTCCCATTCTGATACTTGGAGCATTTCCAACACCATTTATCTTCTCCGGGCTTTTTCCGCTTCTTTGCATATTTTCGATATTCTAATCCACACGTTCCGCAAAAGATCTTTCCATTCAAAATACCTTTGCCTGCATGACTGTTTGGATGATACCTGCGTCCCAGCTGGCTGGTTCTATTTTCCCGTCTCTCCTGTACCTGCAGAAACAACTCCTTTGAAATAATTGGCGGATAATATTCATCCCCGCAATATCTCGGGTTCTTCAGCAAATTTCCGATAGAAGCATGACTCCATGAAGGGTGTCCGTTTGCATTCAACACTCCCAGCTCTGTCATCCACTTTGCAATTCCATAAGTGGTAGATCCTTCCAAATAATCCCGAAAAATACGTTGTACCAACTCTGCCTCTTCCGGGACAACCTCTGCCCTGCCATTTTGAATTCGATATCCGATTGGAAAACGCTTTTGCCGTTTAATTCCTGCCATCTTCCAATCCCCCTTCCTCCAATGACTCTTCCAGCTCCAATCCATTTTTCAGGCAGAACCGGATTTTCTGCCCCGGATATACCGTTGCATGGTCAATGATCATCAAAAATGCTTCTTCTTCATAATTTTCCATTCTGGTTGGGCGGCTCCGAAATACAGTCAGCAGATATTCTGTTTGCATGATCTCCGGTTCAAAGAACTGATCCGCCTCTAAAAGCTGCCGCCTACGGATTAGCGTTTCCAATTCTGAATCCATCTGGTTCCGCCTTTCTATAAAAACAGCAGAGCCAATATTGCCGTCCACCAGGACCTGCCGCAACATGTAGCTCTGCTTTCTCAATTCCTCTATTTGATAATTTAACTTCCGAATCTCCCTTTCCTGCTTTGGATCTCTTGGGACTGCTTTAAGCCCAGCCAGTAAAGGCATCAATATTTCCTCATAATTTCCTGCCATCCGGTTCCACATCTTGGTAAACAAACGTTCAATATTTTCTTCTCGGATTGCCTTTTGACCACAGGCTTTCCTATCCTGAATATGTTTATGGCAGCACCACTGGACTTTTTCATAAGATTTTCCTATGTATAGTTTTTGCCTGCGGAATATGCTGCCGCACACCCCACACCGAATCCGGCTGCTAAATGCATAACGGTTCTGATATACCTCTGAGTCCTTGACACACTGCTGTTCCTTTCGATATGTACAGAGCTTACGAACTGCTTCCGCTTCTTCTCTGCTGATAATAGGTTCATGGTTATCCCTGATCAGATATTGAGGAAGTTCTCCATGGTTCCGTTTCGTTCTAAATGGTATACCTTCTGTAGTACAAGTCTTCTGTAAAAGCAGATCCCCTTCGTAAACCGGATTTTTAAGAATTTCTTTGACGGTTCCCTCCTGCCATCCATTTGACTTCCGGCTAGTAGGGATTCCCTCCTTCTGTAAGCTCTGAGCAATTGTATAGGAACCCATTCCCCCCAGATATGCTTCAAAAATCCTCCGTACTACTGCCGCTTCCTTCGGTTCAATGATCAGATTTCCATCTGGATCTTTACAATATCCATACGCAGGATCACTGATAATAAAGGTACCATTTTGAAATCTCCGTACCACAGACCATCTGACATTTGCAGAAATATTCTCTGATTCCCCTTGCGCAATGGAACTTAAGATAGTAAGAAGCTGTTCACTTTTTTCAGAAAGGGTATCAACCCGTTCCTTTTCAAAATATATTCCTATTCCAAGAGCCTTTAATTCACGAATCGCCTGAATACTGTCTACCGTATTTCTTGCAAATCGTGTGACTGATTTTGTGATAATATAATCATGCTGTCCCCGCCGGCAGTCCTGCATCATCTTCTGAAATTCATCCCGACCATTCAACTTTGTTCCGCTCCTGTCCTCATCCGCATAGATACCTGAAAAAATCCAGTTGTTTCGCTCTCCAATGAGCCGACTGTAGTATGCCACTTGAGCTTCCAGCGAATGCTTCTGATCTTCAGAATCTGTGCTGATCCTGCAATATGCACAAACTCGTTTTTCCTGTGTTTGTTCAAGGGGCTGTGTGGTACGGACCGAATCAATCCGTGTGACTTTCTTTTCCTTTTTTACCATCGCTTTCCTTTTCCTCCATCTTCAGATATACCCTCTTTAAAATTACCTCTCCTATTAGCACCACACAATACCACAATTTCTGCTGGATATCTAGTGCTTTCAGCATATACTTTGGAAAGTTCCGGTTTAAATGTTAGACGGTTTAAAGCATCAATTTTTTCATATTCCTCCGGCAATAAAAAACCATTTTTCAACATCAGGTCCAATAGCTTCACAGCCAGCTTATAACTTAATTCCCTGCTCTCTTTTTTCTCCAAACTAAACCCCTCCTAATTTTTTCTCAATGCTGGGTGGAGGAATCATCTGCTTTTGCTGCTTCCATATACCGTCAAAATATTATCTTAACCAGATCTCCATCCCGTATTCCGCCCATGTCACTGCCTGATCCTCTTCCCCAAAGTATTGGTCTGCCGCTTTTTTATCTACCTCCAGCACCTTTGTCGCTTTCTCTCCTGCCGATAACAATGCTGTCAGATGCTGCTCTATCTCCCGACGCAGTTCCTCATCCTTACAAGAACTGATTTTTCCACTTGCTGCACGCAGCACCATTCTATCCCTCATATCCGTCACAGACATCCACTCCATCTCTGTCCCATACTTTCTGAACAATGCCGCCAGATTTTCCGGCTCCAGAGACACTACTTTTTCCAGGGTTTTTCTTGCTTTCGCATCAAAAAGATAGGCGTACCCAATACTGCCTGATTCTAAAATTTCATGGATTTTCTTTTCTTCCCCTTTGTTCATCCCTTTTGTGCCTCCCGTCACTTTCTATTACATATGCAGAAACTGCTCATATTCCACCTGTTCCCTGCCAAACTCCTCTTCAATCCCACTATCATCAAACAGCCCTAAGCTGACCGCCATTGCATATTCCACATCTTTCATCCTACCAGCTTCCAAATGCCCTATGTATTCGCCCAACCTGCTTTTATCCAGCACCCGGATCTGTTCCAGCAGCACCATTGACGTTCTTCCAATTCCAGCTTCCCCTGCATACACCGTCACATGGATCGGAAGATTATGTTTCCCCGTCTTGGCCGTCATCGGTGCAATAATGACCGTACTACTAAAATAATTTCCTTTATCATTTTGTAAGATCATCACAGGCCGTACCCCGCCCTGTTCGCTTCCAACTGTCGGCTGCAGATCTGCCCAGTAAACATCACCCCTCTTGATCATCCTTTCTCCTTCCTGCACAGCCTTTGAAACGGCGGCGGCTAAAACCGCCGCCATTATCTATATCAACTGCCGTGCCTGTTCTTCATCAACAGTTTCCTCAATATCCCTATTTGACACTACATCCCGGGATCGGACGCTCTGCGCCCTTGGGCGGCAGTCATAAACCAGCCATGGCTTCTGGCTGTCATGGGTTTTATGCCCCTCCGAGGTTCTCCCCGAGCCGCCCTCATTGCGTGTTCCCGCACCCGCGTGCAGGGCTGTGACTGGACGGAAGTATCATAATAGGCTGTTCAGGTCATTGCAAACAGCCCGCCACAGGCTGACCGGGGATGGATTGTTTCCGCTCTGCATCTTTGATGTCATCTTGTTTAACAGGCATCTTTCCTGCCTGCAGATGGTCGCCGCGCCTCCTCCGCCATGCTTTCCCTTCCGGGCTGAACAGCTAACGTATTTATGCTGCCGGTTATGGACTTGTCAATGTTCGCTCTCCCGCCGCATGTCCTGCTTACACGCCGGAAAATATCTGGAGTTTTTTCCTCCTACTTATATCCACGTTGGGAAAGCCTTCTGACAACCCTAAAATGACAAATTCTGTAAAATTTTTCTCAGTTTCTGCAAAATCCTCCCCCTCTGCTTATTTATGGCATTCTGTGAAACACAAAGCTCCCCTGCCAGCTCCCTCTCACTGCGTCCGCAAAAAAACAGCTGGATAATCAGGTATTGTTCCCGTTTTTCCAGCTGTCTGATCGCTCTGTGCAATTTTTCATATTGAAGTCTGCTACATATTTCCGCCTCAATATCCTGTTCCCCTCTGTCCGGGAACAGCCCCGCTTCCATCATCCTGTCAAGGGAATCCTCCCTTCCGGGCAGAATGCTTACTCTTCCTGTTTTTCGGTCAAGTACCGCCTGTTCTGCTTTCAGATCGTATTCCTGATACTGCATCTTCCTTTCTGTTTCCTTCAAAACTGAAATGATTTCTTCACTGGCCTCCGGATACATCTTCCGAAAATCCGGCAGCCTGCCTGCTTTCGCCATAGAGTTCCTCCATGTCTTTAAAACAGAACAGGCACGCCAAATAATTTTCATTCGTATATTTCCTCCATTATTTTATGGATTCTAAATTGATACACGGTCCTCCTCATTCCGTCTCTTCTTCCAATAAAAACCCTTCACTTATTAGCCGTTAAAGAAAGGAAAGTGCCAAAAATACAAATAATTTTGTTTACATTATTTCTAATATTCTCTTTTTGATCTCACCACTGCCGGATAATAATAGCTTTTTACACAAGAGAACCACTTATGTCAAAATTACAACTTCTATTTATCAGAACTGTACACTGCTGAACGTACCATAAAAAAACCAGGCAAGAAACCTTTAAAACAAGATTTCTTACCTGGTTTACATTTTTGTCAGAATAAAGCTATCTTTAAATCATCCTAAATAGTAGCTTTATAATACCAGACGCACCTAGGAATATAATCTCTGAGGTATACATAATAATCGCCTAAGTGCTTACCGCCTTTCGTTACACTTACCTGAACCAAACTATCTCCTGCATAAATTTTAAAAGATTTTTGACCATCATCTCCGGAACCTGAATCTCCAGGGCGATAGTTGTAAGGTGTTATATAATATGGTGTCGAATCGGTAACGATATCATGATACAGCGTATCATTACTGAGCACTGTATATAATGTTGAGAAAAGAATATCTTCTTTTTCTGAAAGAGTCGGAAAATATAAATTTTTCAACAAAACATCCGTTCCCGGAACAAATATATCCACCGCATTATAGATAAGCTGCTTTAACGTAACATCTTCGCCATTGCGCTCCATATCTGCGTATTTCATTAAATATGAAAGTACGGAACCTACCGTGCCAAAAAAACTTGACGCAAACTCTGCAAGTTTACCTCCTCCATTCAGTGCCTTAATCCTCTCAGCAGTATATTTTTCATAATGTTCTACTTTTAAAGTATATTTTTCCTCTGGACTCTGAGTTGGAAAAGGGAAAATAAAACGACCTTTATCATCTCCAAAATTCTCATAGCAGTACTGATATTCATCCTTACGCCTAATTTCCTGAAGATCAAATTTGATGGAATTAACCGTATCCTTCGCCTTTTCTTCTTCTTTAAGCCGATAATTGATACATTCTAGTGCGATCTCAATATTACGATCTTTTTCGCTAAGAACAGCATTATCCATTTTAAAGAGAGAAGTCGATTCAGGTTCTGGAACTTCTTCCGGATCAAATGGCGCCATTTTTCTATAATTTTTGGATACGATCAAATTATCTATTTCAATAGTACTTCCATTGACCGTGTACTTTACTGTAGAAATTTGATCAAACATCCAATTAGACGGAAGTAAATATCCTAAATTTCCGCTATAACCAGTTGACATATCCGACACAAAGCTGCTTATAGCATAGCCTTTATCGCTTACCTGTATACATACATTTCTTGGTCCATAAACACCAACTTTGTAATTTTTAGGATTACGTCCTGTATCAGAAAACAATTTAAAAACAGCTTCAAAATAAGGAAGAATGCTATTTTTAATATCTGTTTCCAGCGCATCAAAATCGACGCAAAAATAAATGGTAGTCCTTGAAGGAAATCCTAATTTCTGGGCATTTGAAATTGCAGTAGCAGCATCTGTGCGTCCTTTAGCAGATGTAAAATAGCCACTATGGTTACCTTCTGTCTGGTAAATCGGAAAAATATCCATTCCGGTTTCTGTAATAATTTCAATTTCTTCGCGCTTTAAACGTTTCCAAAGACCGCCACCGATATATCTGCCAATAACTTTACGTCCATCTGCTGCTAATGCGCTGGCAATTTCTTTTGTTAATGGATGTGCACGATCACATCCTGTTCCCTTTCTATTAGGATTTCCTGAACTGGTCAAAAGGGAAGCCCACGTGTCTTTCCCGGCAATTCCATCAGCAATAAGTCCTACAAATTCCTGAAATTCTTTAACAGCTCTTTCAGCACCAGCTCCAAAAACACCGTCAAGTTGATTTGGATTAAATTTATTACAACAAAGGGCATATTGTAAAATGAGAACAACTGATTTAGATGCAGCCCCACCACGCTTAATAGTAGGACATTTTGACATCGTCCCGCTGCCAAAAACACCATCTACTGTTTCTCCAATTTCATGCTGCAGCGCTCGTATAAGTCCCTTATTTGTAAATTTTCCATAAATCCCATTACATGGAATAAGGTCCATGTAATTACTGTAAGAACGATTTAATGCCTGCTGAATCGTTCGGATTTGATGATCACCTTTTTCTTCATCAAGTCGAAAATTCTCGGTATTAAGAATCGCTTTTAAAAGTTTAGGTGTGATATTTCCTGTAGTAGATATAAAACCTGCATCTGTTTCAAATTCCCTTACTTTTTCAATCATACCACTACCATAAATCCCGTCGAATCCTTTGGGATTATAGCCCTTGCAATATAAACCGCCCTGTGCGATATACACTTTATTACGATTCGTCTGCACACTGGTGTCCAACGATGGCGAAATCGTTCCAATGGCAGCTAAAGACCCCGATCCAAGAACACCATCAACCTTTACACCAGCTTCAATCTGAAGCCCTCTGATCAACGCTTTAATCGTTGAATTTCCAGTGAGACCATCCTCTGTGACAGCCGGGAAATCCGGGTGATTCCCATAGGTCAAATTTAACCATTTTTGCACTTCTAAAACTTTCAAATCCATTTTTATTTCTCCTTCTTATTTATTTTAGCTGCGCAGCTATAAATAAATAAGAACTTATGTAAAAAATTGTAAACATAAAAAATAATTAAAAACAGAGAAATGATTTTGAATCATTTCTCTGTTAAAAAATTTTCCCATTAGGGTTAATCAACCAATATATGTTATTTCTCCAGATTGAATATCCTGACATTTAAGCTGACTATTCGAATCCAAATAATAAATATGATCATTTAATATATCAAAATGTTCATAATCTTCAGATTTAGAGAAAAGAATTTCAAAATCTTCTGTTTGAAAAGAAATCCTACCAACATAAGCCTTTTCATCCTTTTCATAAAATCCATATAAGTAATCATCATCAAATGTGATAAAATCAAAATGTTCTTCATTCCGATTCCACAGAATCTTTTCTCGTTTACCATCAAGTGACATAAGATGAATCCTATCATGTTGATGCTCATCAAAAAATACAAGTCCCCAATTAGTCGCTATGCATTTATCATAACATTTTCCATATTCAATAATTTCTCCTCTTCTTTCGGAAAAATTAAACCGATAGGCTCTCATAAATCGTATATCTGTATTGCCAGACATTGAAGCATGGACAGAAAAGAAATTTGTACCATTCCAATATTTCCGACTAAAACAGGTATCAATGAGGTCTACACTAAAAGATAAATCCCAATAAGGGTCGTTTTTTACACTTTCTGGATAGGAAATCTTATATCGGTATCTGCTGTTATATTCCTGATAATTCGTAGTTTCATCAAACGGTACCAATTCCAGTATTTCTCCATTTTCGTCCAAAAGAGCCTCCTGCACACACCCTGATTCCGCAAAAAAATAGATATGATTTTCGCCATTCCATTGTTCAAATGTAATTTTATATATTGCCTCCTCACTGTCACAGAGCGTCGAAATTTCATGTGTATTCAAATTAAGTCGCTTTACTAGATTATCACAGCTGTAATACAAATCTCCATTAAATTCATCTCCCATTCCGATACATCCAACATCAATCAATTCCCACCCTTTCGTATCATCTTTTTGAGCATAGAGTCCATCCGGAGTAGCAGCATATGTTGTTTCATTAAAATGTTTTACATAAGAATTAAAGGGATTATTGATAATATATTCATATTCAGGCGCCTCAAAAATATCATCTGGCAAAATGATATCTTCTTCTGCATTATCTACAGATACTGTAGATTCAACTGCATTTGGCATCGAACAACTAGTTAATAATCCTGCGATCAGTATAAAAAAAAATGTCAACCATTCATTTTTCATATTTTTTATCATCCCTTTCACTTCGCTCATGGCACAAATAAGTTCTGAAAATGTCGTGCCCACCCTTCTTTATTTTATAATTCTTGTATATAATAGTAATATATCACCAAACGCAAAATCCTGAAATACTCTTTTCTTTTTTTCCCATCATATCTGATCTCATAACTTTTTATAAATCTCAAGAAATATTCCTTAAACTTCCATATCACATGTTTCAATATTTACCTTTTTCTACTTCCTCACGAATTTTTTTATATATTTTTCCCTTTCTATAATTCAAAGTTGATCTTGAAATATTTAATTCCTCTGCTATTCTTTTTTCACTCAATCCTTCCCAGAATATCTTTTGCAACACAATCTTTTCCCATATATCTAAACGATGTATTGCCACATATAATTTTTCTAAATCAATCTCCTTTTCAATAATACTCCATACTGTATCATCTGTCGAAATCTCTATTCCTTTTTCCCAAAGAGACTCTAGCGAAATTTCTCTAACTAATTTATTTTTTCCTCCTTTTTGCTTTATTCCTCCCCATTTTAAATCAAACATGAAATATTTCTCTTTTCTTTTTCCATAATAATATTCTCTATACACTTTATAATCCACTTCCATTAATTCACCATTAATTCTAATATAAAACTTCTTCATTATATCCCCCCTATATGTCTACAAATATTTAAAGTTATAGTAAGGATTTTTTCTTATCATCTGTCGTTATATTTTCTGACGATTTTGTATCTTTCTCTCTAAAATAATAAAAAATCATTTCTGTCCAGTTCTTAGTCTTTCAAAAATGATTTTCTATTTTGTAGTACTGACGAAATCACTATCAACAAAAGTGTCTCCATATAAACATTTAACACTTGTTGTTCGCAAAATTCAAATAGCACTACCCCAATTCCAATATTAAGCATTAAATATAATCTCAATCTCTTTTTACAGTATATTTCCAAATCACTATTCTCATTTTCCTTAATATTTCCAATAAAAATCAAACCAAGCAAAAAAAAAGAATTACATAATTGTAGCCCTCTCGGCATAATAATAATCCTTGACAAATATATAATTATCAGAAAAGTCGTACAGGAAAATGGTAAACATACACTAAATTTTCTGAAATGGAATCCTCCAGCATAGGAACGTATGGGGAAAAATATTATAAAAAAAATACACAGTTCTATCAACGAACATGTCAATGCTGCTATAATAGTACAGCATAATACCCATAAAAATATTTCAATAAGAATCTGAAATCCATATTCATATATGGGCCTGTCCTCTTCTTGAACAAGCCCTTTTTTGATTAGATAGTCTGTTAAAAAAGCAAATACTCTTTTCATATTTTAGAATTTTCTAAATTTTTTTGCTTTTTCTGGAGCATCAATTTCGTGATAAACAGCAACGCACTTCCTATTTATCCCAATCTTCACACCCTTTTCTGCAACCGTCTTTAAAGTTTTTGCAAAAAGATTCTTTTTCATTTTTGTACCTCCTAATAAATTCAAGATACCTATAAAATAGCATTTTTTATCCAAATATTTCTCCATCTGTCAAAAAAACCCCATTTACTGTCAAAAATGCCTACACATAGTCTATACAAGTCATAAATGCAACTGCCCTAAATATATTTCCTCTAATTTCCACCACCAATTCTCCATCATATTTTTCAACTGTTTTTCGTATAGATTTCAAACCATATCCATGATGTTCTTTATTTTCCTTTATTGAAATAATATTTCCATGTATATTTTTCTTGATAATACCATCAAAAGAATTTTCCACAACTATAACCAAGCCATTTTTTCTTAATCCAATAGAAACATTTATCCATCTATCCGTAACTTTTTCACTAGCTTCTATTGCATTATCTAACATATTTCCTAATACAACACACAAATCTTCATCTAAAATAGGTAGTTTCTGCATTGCAAATCCATCTATTTTAACCACTATATTTTTCTGAATTGCTTTCGCATACTTAAACCGAAGGATTGTATCGATAATATCATTACCTATCTTTTCTAGTTCTGCTTTATCTACCATATTCCCATGTTCTAATATCCCATCAATCATACGAATTGCATCTTGTACATTTTGCTTTTCCATACTACTTCTAATACCTAATAACTTATTTTTTAAATCATGCTGTTCTCTTTGAAATAAAGCCGTTGAATTCATTTGATCTTGTGTACAGTTTCTCAATAATTTTAATTGCTGCTCATATATCATATTTTCCTTTTCTAATTTCAAGCTATAAATTGATTTCTTATATATTTCAAAAATTGACACATTCATCAACAATAATAATGTATAAAAACTAATAATCCAGATTTGATTCTTGCCATTATATAATTCATAAAATATAAAAGCCATACAAATACTTTCTATTGATATTAGAAATAAAATTACCCATAATTTTCTATCTATCCCTTCCGCCTCTTTATGTAATTTTTTTAAAATCACATAAAATAGTAAAACCAACAATAATACCTTTGATAATATCGTACCAATCAGCATTTCTCTATCTTCTTCAAAATTATATATATTTAAAATAAAATATACAAAAAACTCCGACAATATCCAGATTGATATAAACAAGGAAGTAAATAATAATTTCCTTTGAAACGTCCCCTTATATCCTATAATAATAATTCCCAAAATAACAAAAAAACTTATTATTCCTTTTTGAATAGAAACATTTCCCTTTTCTGTCTCCATAACTATTTGTATTAAAATAAAGAGTCCCCAGATTATTCTCGTAAAAATCTTTTTTGACTCTTTCTTTTCAAATGAATTATTTACAAATTTATTTACTATCCAAACGGAACAAAGTGGCATAAGTAAATTAGAAATACTATCAATTATCCCGTTCACTTATATCCTCCCCTAAACATTTAACATATTGCTTTCTAACATTATCTTTTCTATCATCACTAATTGGTAATACTAATTCATTAATCAATCTAGCCTTTTTCCCACTAATTGCTCTAATGTATGATAAATTTACCAAATATGACTTATGTATCCTCAAAAACAAAGAGGGACTATTGCTTAGTTTAATTTCCACATTATCCAATTTTCCATTAAATATTTCCATTTTGTTATCTTTCAAATGTATATTGATTTTTCTTCCACTGCTTTCAAAATATACAATATCCTTAATCGGAATTCTTATCCAATAATTTTTATATTTACAATCAAAAAAATACTGTTTTCGATCAAGTCTATTTAATGCTCGTTTTAAAGTCAACATAAATTTCTCATTACTAATTGGCTTTCTAATAAATTCAAATGCCTCAACTTCAAAAACAGATTCAATATATTCAATATACTCTGATATATACACAATAATCGAATCCAACTCCATTTTACGTATATATTTTCCTACAGCTAAACCATCTAATCCTCCCATTTGAATATCTAGATAGATAATATCATACATTTTTCCTTGAGAAATTGCTTCCGCAAGCTTTTCTCCACTATAATATACATCTATCTCCATTTCTACGCCATGTTTTTCATACGTACTTTCTATCAATTCTTCTATTTGAAATGTTGCGCCTTCATCATTATCACAAATTGCCACTAAAATCAATGTTCTATCCCCTTTTTCATATGTCAAAATTCATTACATACTAATCTGCATCTTTCTGATCCGGAGGGATATATTCTAACAGATCATTAATTTCACAGTTTAAAGCATAACATAACCTTGCCAGCACATCAATGTCTAATCGACTAATTGTGTTATTGCAGTATCCATTTATTTGTGTCCTCTGCATTTCAGCTCTGTGACATAACTTATTTTTGCTTAACCCTGACTTTTCTAATAAATCAGCTAAATGAATCTCAATTCTTCCATATTGTGCCATATTCATTACCATGCCCCTTTATATAGTATTAGGTTTTCATGGTTAGTTTATGAGTATTCCGGGCGATTCTGAACTGCCATTCCGGTGATGTAGTACCGCTGTTCCGTTTTTGGTGATACCACCGTTCCAGTATTCGGATACTGTGATTCCGGTCAGATGATACCGATTCCCTTTATAATGAATTCATACGCTTTGCAGCGTAAATTCATTACGAAGGAGGTCACCATTTATGACCAAGTATCGTGAGATCATCCGGCTTGCCGGATTGAATCTCAGCCAAACCAACATTGCCCTTAGCTGCAATGCATCCAAGACAACTGTCAACAAGGTGCTGAAGGCAGCCAGAGAGCAACATCTTGTCTGGCCTCTGGATCCTAAACTCAGCGATCCAGTCTTAGGCAAGTTGCTTTTCCCTGAAGTGAAGGCAAAGTCAGCCACTTCAAAGCGGATGCCCGATTTTGAGCATGTCCGCAAAGAGCTTCTTCGGAACGGAGTGAATAAGAAGCTCCTTTGGACAGAGTATCTTGAAGCATGCCGTCTCTCCAAAGAAGAACCACTTATGTACTCTCAGTTCTGCTACTACATCCAGCAGGATGAGCAGAAGCGCCGTGCCACCATGCATATCAACCGCAAGCCCGCAGAGCAGGTCGAGGTCGATTGGGCAGGCGATCCGGCGCACATCATCGACCCAGATACCGGCGAAATTCTGGATGCGCAGATTTTTGTGGGTGTTATGACCTACAGTCAGTATCCATACGTAGAAGCCTTTATAGATCAGAAACAGGCGTCATGGATTGCAGCACACGTCCACATGTACGAGTACTTTGGCGGTGTTGCAAAGATTCTTGTGCCGGACAACTGTCGCACTGCTGTGGATCATAATAATAAAAACTGGAATGATCCACGGATCAATGCCGTCTATCAGGAAATGGCAGAACACTATGGCACCGCCATTATTCCGGCACGCGTCCGTTCTCCAAAGGATAAACCTAATGCTGAGGGCAGTGTAGGAAACATTTCCACATGGATCACTGCAGCGCTACGGAATGAACAGTTCTTTTCTCTCGGTGAGTTAAATCAGGCAATCCGGAAGAAACTGGAAGATTTCAGCCATCGCCCGTTCCAAAAGAAAGATGGGAGCCGGTATGAAATCTTCCGCGATGAAGAACTGCCATTGCTGGCCCCGTTGCCTGCTACCCCATATGAACAGGCGGAATGGAGACAAGCCACCGTTCAGTTCAATTATCACATATCGTTTGCGGGAATGCTATACTCCGTTCCACATGAATATATAAAGCACAAAGTTGATGTGAGGGTCACAGACAAGACCGTTGAGGTTTTCTACAACCACAACCGGATCGCGTCTCACCGCCGACTGTATGGTCGCAAAGGTCAGTATAGCACAATCACAGAGCATATGCCGTCTTCTCATCAGCAGTATCTTGAGTGGAACGGTGACCGCTTCCGGCAATGGGCGAAGCGAATCGGTTCCAGTACCTACCAGACCGTGGATGCAATCCTTACCTCCAAGCTGGTAGAGCAACAATCCTACCGTAGTTGCATGGGGCTGTTAAAACTGGCCGACAAGTATTCTGTCGATCGGCTGGAAGCTGCCTGCTGTAAAGCGCTCACCTTTACAGCCACTCCGAGCTATAAGAGCATCAAGAACATACTTGATACCGGGAGTGACCGAACAGCATCGGCTGACAAAGCTGTGGTAACCGATAGCCATACGAGCTCAGGGAAAAACAGCCACGCACTTACACGGGGTGCGGATTACTACAGGAGGTAAGGAACCATGACTACACAGAGCACTATAGATAAACTCATCGAAATGCGACTGACATCCATGTCGGATGCATTCCTGAGCCAGCTGCAGGATGCCCGGATGAAGGACATCTCCTTTGAGGATCGTTTTGGAATGCTGGTAGATATCGAATACAGCAATCGTAAGAGTAACAGCCTGAAGCGCCTGATCCGTAATGCCGGATTCGACCAGCCAGATGCATACATCGGGGATATCAACTATACCTCCGGGCGGAAACTCAACCGCAGCCTGATCGAGCGTCTGGCAACCTGTGAGTACATCACAGAGCATCGAAACCTATTCATCACAGGTGCCACAGGGAGTGGAAAGACCTACATGGCATGCGCTTTCGGTATGGAAGCCTGTAAGCGTCGGTACACTACGAAATACGTTCGACTTCCAGACCTGCTCCTGGAGTTAGAGATGGCACGTAACGATGGAACTTACAAAAAGATCCAGAGCAAATATGCCAATCCGATTCTGCTGATCATCGATGAATGGTTGCTGTTGAAGCCAACCGCATCAGAACAGCACGATATACTGGAACTCCTACATAGGAGACGCAAGAAGTCGTCAACCATCTTTTGTTCTCAGTATGATTGCAATGGCTGGTACGATCAACTGGGAGGCGATGACAGTCCGCTCGCGGAAGCGATCCTGGATCGTATCAAGCATGATGCGTACAAGATTAACATCATCCCAACGGACCCGACGAATTACAGATCCATGCGTGAAGTATATGGCTTGAATCCGGCATTAAGCGAGTAAACTTGCATGTAACAAAATGTGGTATCCCTGTTCCGGACTCACGGTATCATAACACCGGATTGCCGGTATCCGTTCCTTCGGAACAGGGGTACATTTGAACCGTAATATTCATGAAGGGTTCCGGGTATATTTCCAGGCAGTGCTGCGGAAGTACGGAGATTGAACTGGGGACGGTGTATGCGGCGGAGATGGGGATCACGCTTCTGAGCGATATTGACAGGTGCACACTGGAGGATGCTCAGGTGACGCTGGTGTTTCATCTGGTATTGGCGGATGCTTCTGTGGAAGATGTGCCGATGGGGGTTTTTGAGGTCAGTGAGGCAACCGTCTGGCCAAGTGTCTGGAACTGAAAGCATATGATTTTATGCTGCGGTTTGATAAGAGTTTCAACGGGTTTGAGACTGTGGGGACTGCTTATGATTTTATTGCTCTGTGCTGTAAGAGATGCAAAGTGGAGTTTGCGAATAAGAGAGCGGAGATTGATGCCATGCCGAATGGCGGGGTGACGCTTTCTGTTTATACTGAAAATGATATTGAGACCTGCCGGGACGTGCTGTTTTATGTGGCACAAGTTCTGGGAGGTTTCTTTATTATCAACAGGGAGGGAAAGCTGGAACTGAGAAAGTACGGGAAGGATCCTGTGATGAAGGTGGAGCAGAGACACAGGTTTTCTTCCAGCTTTTCGGATTTTATTACCAGGTATACGGCGGTGAGTTCCACGAATAAGCAGACGCAGATTGCAGAGTATTATGCTCTGGATCCGGATAATGGGCTGACTATGAATCTGGGAGTGAATCCACTTTTGCAGTTTGGACTGGCAGAGACTAGAGAGATGTTGTGCAGGAATATATTGACGGATCTGTCAGTGATCAACTATGTACCTTTTGATTCGGATACAATCGGGAATCCTGCGCTGGATGTGGGTGATGTGCTGAGGTTTGCAGGGGGACAGGCGGATGAGGGGCAGATTACCTGTATTACGTTCTCCAGCAGAAAATCGGAGTCTGTGGAACTTTTTCTGTAAAATAATCTAGGCAAGGTCCTTCTATGATAAAATAATTATCATTAGGAGGGCCTTTTATTATGGCAAGACAAAAGAAACCTGTA